GGTTTTTTATCTTCTTTAGGTTTTTTATCTTCTTTAGGTTTTTTATCTTCTTTAGGTTTTTTATCTTCTTTAGATTGTCCTTAAAACCATTGTGGAACTTCTTTAACAATAGGACTTTTAGATAATTTTAATAAAAAACCATTATCACCTTCAAATGTTACTCCATTATCATTAGTAATTAAGTTTTCAGGGTCCCAATTTTTCCAATTGAGTATTAATTCATTATTATTTCTAACCCATTTACCTAGTTCTTTATTTTTTAAAACCCTTTTAAATGTACCATTTTTATAAAAATTAATACTATCATCTCTACCCCATTTAGGATGATCAGCACTATATCTTATATTATCTGGAATATCTATTTTAGGTTTATCTTTTTTTGGTTCTACTGGTTTAGATTTATCAACTGATTTAGATTTTTTAATAGGTTCTTCATCATCAGATGGTGCTGATATATCAGCCCAATCACCTAAATTAGATTCTTTACTATCAGACATAATTATATATATTATATATATTATATAATTTATGTTAAAACATTAAAATGTATTAACCCATTTTTTGCTGAATCTTGTTCTGCTTTCTTTTTAGATTTTCCAATACCTTTAGAAATTATTTGTTCTTTAAATATCATAATACAATTATAAATATTATCATCATTTTCATCAATATTAACTTTAAATTTAGGATTTTCTTTATAATTATGTTGTAAATATTTAATAATTTGTTCTTTATAATTATTATTTTTAACAATAATATCTGTAAAATCTATATATTTTTCAATAATAATTAATAGAATTCTTTTAATAGTTTCATAATCATTATCTAAATAAATAGCACCTATAAATGCTTCAAATACATCTTCTAGAATATTTTTATTATTTCTACCATCACAATTATCTTCTATATGTTTTGATATTATTAGATATCTATTAAATCCTAATTGATTAGATAAGTGTGCTAAACTTTCACCACATACTATACGATTCTTTAAATATGTTAAAAATCCTTCATTTTGTCCATATATTTTATAAAATCGTTCATATAAATATGAAGATACTACTGAACCTAATATAGAATCACCTAAAAATTCCATAGTTTCATATGATATATCTTGTAATTCAAGAGAATTATCTATATTTTTAAAATCTGTATCTTTATATAATTCGATACAATAAGATTTATGTACAAAAGATCTATGGTATAAAAGAATATCATTAATTTTTAAATCATTAATATTTAATGTTTCCATAATATTAACAATATCATTTTGATTAATTAATTTATTATGTTGATTATAAGGATTAACTTTTTCCATTTATATTATAATATTATAAATATCTTTAATATATTTATCAAATTTAAATAGAATTAACTGAAGCATAACAATCTTCGCCAGCTTCTAATGGTCTACGAGCAAGATCAGGACCAATAGTAGTATTTTGCCAGGGACTGACATTAACTTGTGGATTAGGTGGTTCTGATCTTAATTGTTGATTAGAATTTCTAAGACTTTGACCAACAGTATTAACACCTACTTGGTAACCTGCCTCTAAAAAGTTTACACCTTTAAGAATACCTTCAGATACAGGATACTCTTTGTTAAAATTGTTTACATTATTCTTTTTATCTTGTGGTAATAAGTCATCAGGTTTGAGAGTATTTTGAGGATAACAACTTCTTGTAGGAGTTTTAATACCACTAACAGATGCAAATTGTTCATTATCACCAGGTGGAAGAGATGCCATTATTTTAGCAGAACCATTATTATTAACTCTATTATTATTATTATTATTAGTAGATGAAGGAGAATTATTTTTAGAAACAACAGAATTATTATTATTACCTTCAATTAATGACATGACACCACTAGGTTTAAATAATAATAATGCTAATAATAAAAATATTAAAACACATCCACCAATATTACATATATTTTCTACTGAAAAGTTCATTTTATATATTATATAACATAAAAAAAATGAATAAAATAATTAAATAAATTAATTATTTTCTAAATTTTCTAATTCTTCTTTTAATTTATTAATTTTTTCTAATTTTATTTTTTCTAAATTTTCTTTTTCTAAATTTTCTTTTTCTAAAATTTCTTTAATTTCTTCACTAAACATATTTTCATCAATTAGTTTATCTTCTTCATCTTCAATAATTGCATAATCATTCAATATATTATATTTATTTGTATCTATTTCTTTAATTTGATTAATATAACAATCTAAACAAAAATTATCTTTTAATATTTTTAATCCTTTAAAATGTAAAATCATTATTATATTTTTTCCATTTAGATCTTTAATATCTATAAGTTCTTTATCTTTATTATAAATATTACATTGAATTTTATCATTAACAATTGGTAATTTAAATTTTGTTTGAAAAATTGTTTCATTATCATCTGATTCAATAATTCTTTCTTTATACATATTATCTATTGCTTCATATGGAATATCTTTTTTAAACCATTCATCACTATTATTAAATGTAGATTGTACACAATTTTCATCCATCTCTAATAAAAAATCTATAAAATATTTATTATCACATGAAACTTCTATATAATTTTCATCATCATCATTATCATCTGATAAATTAATATTAGATACCTTTAATATAGGTGTTTGTACATATACTAAATCATCATCATTATATAAATTACAAATATAACAATTACCTAATCTTTCAGGATTTGTAAATGTTAAATCTTCACTAATTATATCTTTATAAGAATATGCTGACATTTATAAAAAAATAAATATAAAAAAAAATAAACTTAAACTAAATGAATTACTTTAACTTTCCATTTACAAGTAAATACATCATTCCATTTCCAAATCTTATCTATATATATATCACATCTCATTTTTGTAAAATTACAAATATTCTCAATATTTATTAAACTATAATCATCACTATAAATATCCATATCATATCTATTATTTATAAATGGAACTTTAACTGATAAATTTGGATCATATTTTCTTGCTTTATCATATCTAATTTGATTAATATATTTATCATAATTATCTTCATCGATACCTAAACTTTTTATATTATTTACTTCTATATTTTCTATAAAATCAAAAAAACTTTTCATTTCATTATCTGACTCTAAATTTGTAAATTGTAATGACATTTGTTTAGTTCTTTTATCTAAACCAAATAAACATACCATAACAGGTGTGGTTACATAAATTAATGGATTTTGATTATAATATAATGATACATAACCAATATTTTTAATATTAACCGCATCTTCTTTAGATTTATCTAAAACATATTCTATATCTTTTTTTTTAACAGAACAATCTTTAATTAAATATTTAGTATATTTAATTTGATCAACTTTATATAAATCATGTGTAATATTTTTTAATTTACTCATAATTAATTATATATTAAATATATCTTTAATTAATTAATTTTTAAAATTATCAACTATAATTTTTCTTTTAGTTGAATTATTCCATAAATTATTACAAGATGTTTTTGGATCATATGTTAAATTTCCTGTGATTACTGGTCCGTCTTTTTCTTTAAGTGGTTTATTATTACCAAACATTACACTATAATCTGAGCATGTTTTATAACCTATATCTTTACAATTAGGATCATTAGGTTTATAACCAAAACCATATCTTAAACTATTATCTACATTAATATTATTCGTTGACATATTATTTTGTAAATTAGCAGCATCAAATGGATAGTTCATAGTATATATAATATTTATAAAATAATTATAAATTATAAATATATATAATGTTTACTAAAGATAGTTTAATAATACAAAAATATTTAGAAAAAAACTCAAAAATATCTAAAAATGGATTTAAAGAACTTAAATTATTATATGATTCATTAAAAAAAGTTAAATATAATTATGAATTAATACAAAATATTAAAGATGATAATATGAATAATAAACATTTTAGTAATCCATATGTATCAAATGAAATATTACATTCAATTAAATCTTTAAATAATAATTTAAAATTAGTTTTAAAAATTAATAAGAATATTTTAACTATAAATATTTACTATAATAATCAAAATTTAAAAAAATTTGTGTCAAATATAATAATTGTAATATCATTTATATTTCATTTAATGAATAAAAATGTTGGTAATATCAATATAAATTATTATTTAACAGATCATAAAAAATTAATTGATAAAGATATAAAAAATGGATTAAATTATCAACATATAAATAATGGATGTTGCAGTCCAATGACAAATACAATAGATATATGGAGAATTGAAGAAATTATGAAAGTAACTATACATGAATTATATCATTTATTTCATTGTGATAAATCTATGAATGATGACTATAATATTATAAATTTTTATCATAAAAGATATAATATAAATTCAGAAAGAGTTAATACATTTGAAGCTTATACAGAAATATGGGCAAATATATTAAATTGTTTTTTATTATCTAATAATGATTATAAAAACTTTATAAAATATATTAATATAGAAAATAATTGGTCTAAATTACAATGTTTGAAAATATTTTATTTAACAGATTTAGATAAAAAAGAAACTATAGATATTAATAAATATACAAATGTTTTAGCATATTTTGTAATAAGATTTGAATTATATGATAATTTTAAAGAATTTATAAAATTATTTGGTAAAACAATATGTAATAATTCAGAAATATATTTTGAATTCTTACAAAAAAATAAAAAAATATTATCAAAAGATGAAATTATAAAAAATATTAGTAAAAAAAATTATATCTATAAAAGTTTAAGAATGAGCTGTATGGAAATTAAATTATTTTAAGCATGTTCAAATACACCTTCTTTGTTGGGGTAGTGATGTTTGAGGTGCTTTTGAAGATTGAAGAATGTTAGTTCATCACCTTTCTTAAGACGAAGAAGTTTGGTTAATGTAGTATCAGGCATGAGTATACGTTTATCTTCTTGTTTTTGAAGTCCATGTTTTTTACAATAATCATTAATTCTTGAAGTTACTTGAGTGCGAGCAATAAGTTCACCTTCAGTAAGTGCAAGGAACTTTTTAAGTTCAGCAGAAACATTAATAGGTTTTTGGAAACCAGTTGGTGGTGCATTAGGATCACGCGGTTTCTTTGCTTTACCTTTCATTTTTTTGTCAACTACTTTCTTATCACGAGCACAACGACGTTCGAGAGCAGTTACAGCAGTAGTAAGACTCTTTACTAGAGAGAGAGCATCGTTTAGCTGACTTTTAAGTAAAGTGAATTCATCACTATAGTTGAAAAGATCTGGTGCTTGCTGGACATTATTTCCAGATTCAACAGTAGTTTCTACTGGAGTTACAACAGTTTCTACAACCGGTACGGGTGTTGGTACTGGAGTAGTTTTTTTAGTTTCTTTAGCAGATTGTTTTTTAGAAGTTTGTTTTTTGGCAGGCATATTTATTTTATATCTTATATTATGTTTTTTTCCTTTTATTCAACCGCGCTATTTATTATATTTATACTTATTGTCTTTTTTTTAAGTAGTTTTGCTTTTATCTTTATCTTTTATATTATAAATAATAAATATTGTAAAATTCAAATTTATTTTTTACATATTCAAAAAACAAAATGGTATATATTTTCCTTCTTTATTATTACATAATTTAAAATATTCTTTCCAATTTAATGGTGGTTTATAAATAAAATATGTATGATAAATATCACGATCTATATAATTCATATAAATTATATATAATATCATAATTATTAATAAATTAATTAATGCATATTTATGTTTATTTTTTATTAAATAATATGATAAAATTAATGGCAATATATGTGTAATTATTTCAACTGATAAAAATGAATATTCATATTTATATTTCTTTATAATTATATTATATAATTGAATAATAATATACCCAATTAATAAAAATATACTTGTATAATATGGATTAATTAATTTAATTATATAATTAATATCAAATATATATCCTAAAAACCAAATATTAAAATAAATTATCAACCAATGACTAAAATATTTAGATAACATCTATATATATTATTAAATTAAAATATTAAATAGAATGTAATATCCATGGATGTACTTCACAAACTGAAGGATTTATTGGTGGTGTTCCTAATCCCATTAAAAATAACATATATCCTAATCTTTCATCACTATTATCTTGAGCATTATTAAATTTTAAAATATCTGATACTATAATATCTCTCATTGTATCTTTAGAATTAGTATGTCTAATTTCTTGATGAGATTTATTAAATACTATACCATTTGGAGGACACATTTTAATTTTCATTTCAATAGATAAATTTGCTCTATAATTCCAAATATCTTCTAAAATATAATATAATTTCTTTAATTGTATTGTATTTAATAATGTAAACCATTCTATATTAAAACTATACCCAGTTCTTTCTATATTAGCAGATAAATCAACCATTTTTTGTTTTAAAATATTTTTTTTATCTTTTTTTAATTCTTTCATTTCATCTATAAAAGTTAATGTAATATTTCTTGATTTTAAATAATCTATTAATTTATTACATTTTAATAATATTTCATTATTAAATGGTACCATAGTATATGGATTTGGTTGATTCATTTCAATTAATTTCATTAATGATCTAATATCAAAAAACCATATAACATTATAATCATCCTTATATGAAAAGAAATATTCTTCATCTAATTCATTTATTGTTTCATATGTAAAAAAATCTTCATTATTATTACATGATTTTTTATTTAAAAATCCGGGACCTCTTAACTGACTATTAATTTTTTTATATTTATATCTAAAATGTCTTTGTACTTTTATAATAGAATTATTATTTTCATTATAATATTTAAATTTTTCTATTTTATTTGATAATATTTTGAATAATACATCTTTTTTAAATGATTTTTTATATTTTTTTTTATCTATAATAGATAAAGTATTTAATATATCGTCTTTAAGATAATCTGAATATTTATTTGTGAATTTATTTACTATTATAAAATCATTCACAACTAAATATTCTCGTTTATGTTTATTACAATAATTACCATATTTATTTTTACAGGCACATTTTATTCCTCCTTCATTTATAAATTCACACATTCTATATATTGTATTGTTAAAAAATATTTAAATATTAACAACAACTTATTATATATTATATATATATAATGAATAAACTATTTAAAGAATAAACACATATACATATTGTAAAAAAATAAATTTGAAATTTGGAAAACTAGAAAAGTAAATTAAAAGAGAATAAAAAGAATAAAAAGAATAAATAAATAAAAGTAAATAAATTTGAAAAACAAGTTTAAAGACTTTAAAACAAATAATAATGGCACAAGTTATCAAAGCATCTTCTATTGATATTAAGGACCTTAAGTTTTCTGATCCTCGTAAGGTTGGTAATAATGGTGTTCATGTTGTATATGTTAATTATGGTGGTGGTATGAACTCTCTATATGTTCAACCTCCGCGAGTAGATCTTAAATGGGATCCTACTTATTATGCTGATAATGATGAAAATGGTAAGTTTACTGTTGAATTTGCACTTCCTAATGTTGGTTCAGATGATCAGATTACTCCATTTCATAATAAAATGAAAGAGTTTGATGAACTTATGATTAATAAAGCATTTGAAAATCGAGCAACTTGGTTTAAAAATGGTAAGAAACTAACAAAAGATATGATTGAGAATGTATATACTCCTATGATTAAAGTATCAGTTGATTCTGAAACTGGTGAACCAGATGGTAAATGGCCCCCAGCATTTAAGTTTAAGATTAAAAAACAAAGCAATAAGTTTACTTGTAATGTATTTGATTCATTAAAGAATCAACTTAATGTTGATAATACAGATTCAGAAGATTTTGTAGATCTTAAGACTGTATTACTCAAAGGTTCAACTGTTAATCTAATTCTGAAATGTGTTAGTGTTTGGTTAATCAATGGTAAGTTTGGTGTTACTTGGCAAGCAGAACAAATTATGGTAACTCAAAAACCTTCTGTATCTCTAACTGGATGTGCATTCATTCAAGATGATGATGACGAAGTCCCTTCTAAAGATATTTCAGAACAAGTAGATAATAGTAAAGAAAGTACTGAAGTAATTGATGATGATGATGATGATGATGATAATGATGATGATGATGATGATAATGAAGTAAAATCAACACCAGAACCTGTAGAAACTAAAAAGAAAGTTGTCCGTCGAGTAAAAAAACCTAGCAATTAGTAATTTAATAATAATAATCTTTTAATAATAATAATCTTTTAATAATATTTTTTTTATAATATATTTTAATATGGATTTATGTAATAAATATTTTTATGATTATGTTAATATTTATCCACCTATGAATGATTATCTTCTTTATCAAA